CTTAAGGTCTTGAGCGAGTTCTAGTGAGTACTCAGCTTTGAGGGCTCTTGACTTAGCAGTAACAGTAACTTTCTCGATACTGAAAGCCATTTCGTTGAACTGATCAGCCGCAGTAGAACCTAAGTTCTCAGCGTTGTCAGTACGCATACCCTGACCAACATCATATGCAACCTGAGTTGCAGCTGTAGATGGGTTTAGTGCGCCTGGGTTAGTACCTGACTGAGCAGTTGTACCCAAACCAGTAGCAGCACTTGTCCAACCTTCTGTCTGTGTATTGGAAGAAGACTGTCCAGAGAATCCAGTATCTGGCTCGTTGAATAGAGCTTCAGTTCCTAGTCTGCGGTCAGCATTAGTACCATCAACATAACGTGAACGCATCGCAAAGATGAGTCCTGTTGGTGCATTCATCGGCTGAACACCAGCAAGGTCATATGCGACCAAGTTTGGCATTGAACGACGAATTAAGCTGATTAGAACGGGGTCAAAACCAGCAACTGGTCCAGTAGCGGTAGCTCCAGATTGGTATCCGTTAGCACCAACTGACATTGTTGGACCTTCAGAAAGGAATTGCTTCTCTTCTGATAAAAATCTTTCTTGGTTTTCGAGCAGGACAGCGGTAACAGCTTTACGGTGATTATCCTTAATTGGATCAATACCATCATGTTCCAAAAGTGGATTCCACTTTTCCTGCAATTGTTCGGCGTTGAACATTTGCTTTTTTTACCTAATGTGTAAGTTTAATTTATTATAATGTTGAGATCAATTTTTAGTGGCGGAATTTAATGCCTGTAAGTAGGCTGCCATGTGACCAGTTGGTTGAACTAGGTCTTTACCATCGGCAGACTCTGTTAGGTCTTCCGACTCACTTCTTTTTGGAGCAGTCTTGAAATATGACTCTTTTAGAGTCTCAAGCTTTTCCTTATAAGATTTTTCACTCTCAAACTCAATACCTTCGGCAAGTGAAGCGAGCTTTTCTTTCTGAGCAGTCGATAGACCTTCAGAAACATCGGAAAGAATATTACCACCTGTTGCCTCTGATAGAGACTTAGTGATGTTTATGTTCTTCTCGATTTGCTCGTTGAGTTTAGCTTCCATTTCATCAAGCTTTCCTACCATATTCTCAACGACATCATATTTGTCTTCAGGGATGTTTACATAATGTTCTTCAAAGAGACCCATCATTCCCTTAAGGAAGGAGTCTGTCATTTCGGTCCTAAGACCATGTTCTATTTGGAGGGTATTTTCTTCGACCCACTCATTAGAAACGTACTCTAGATAAGAGTCAACACGTTCTACGAGTTCGCCTTTCATACCTTCCACTTCCTCTACGAGTTTTGCATCGTATTGGGCTTCGAGAGCTTCTCTCATCTCAACAACTTTTGACTTGAGAGCAGCTTCGAAAATTGTTTTTGCTTTTTCTCTAAAATCTTCGGAGAGTTCTTGTCCACCAAGAAGAGCATTAACATCATCTTCGATGTCAACTTCATTGTTGAGTTCAGGAATAACCTTCTCTTCAACAGTTTCTTCTTCGGCAACTACAGTTTCTTCTGTAGTAGGCTCTTCAGCAATCACATCTTCAGTAGAAGCTTCCACTTCTTCAGGAACCTTACTCTTATTTGCAGGGTCTGGTTCGAACTTTTTCATGTGACTTTTAACTGAAGCTAGATTTTTTGCCTGAGCACCGTCAGGTACACCAGTTGCCGTCTTCAATTTATTTGAATCGTCATCTGGTTTTGAATTAAATGGAGTTGGACCACCTAAGTCTTCCCATGTTGGGGAAGTTCCACCAGTAGTCAGCTTTGGCATCGCTTGATCGCCAGCTACTGCGTTTTTAGTTACGGCGTTCTCCATTTCTTGTAAATTTTTGCCACGGGACATTTAACTTTTCTCCGATTACCTTTAATTAATCTATATTTATTTATAATTTAAAGATTTGACAAGAAGTCATTGAACAGATTCAGTTTCTGTTCATCTAATCTTTTTTGATCTACTAGAGTATTGATTCTCTTGTAAGTCTTTTGTGCATAACGTTCACGGAGAACGTCGCCATCCCAAACCCACTCTTTACCTTCCATGATGCCATCGACGAAAGCATCTGGAGCAGAAGGATCTGAAACGATATCAGCAGCAGTAGCAAGGGTAAAATCCTCACCAACTACACTGTATCCTTCGTTGGTTTTATTTAAAGAACCAACTCCCCTTGAAGAAACACCAAGTTTTACACCTTCACCTAGAAGGGACTTAGCAATGTTACCCATTGGGGTTGAAAGAATTTGTGCTTTACCAATAAAGTTATTACCTTCTTGGCGCAGAGATGTGATCTTATGAGAAACTCTGTCAAGATTGACGGTTGGTCCGTCAGGATGACCTAGTTCTCCAAGAGCACGACCCTTGCAAACAAAATTCTCATTGTATCTACCAACTTCACGACTTAACGTCTGCATGGGATACATTCTTCCATTACGATTTTGGATCTCACCTTGAAGGAAAATGCCTTCAATAAAGAGGTTTTTCTTACCGTTGCGTTCTTCAACGATAACCTCTACCTGATCAATTTCTTCTGTGATGAGTTTCATTTATGAATCCCCTGATACTTGAACTTGTTGGGCATATAACTTTCCAGCTCCAGAGTCGGTCCTAGCAGCAACTGTTAAAGTTCTTCTTGCTTGACCAGCAGTTGTAACTGGTGTGCCAGAAAGAGCACGACTATCATGGTCGGTAGTAATTCTTTCTGAATGATACCCATAGGTATTTGCACTAGAATCAATAGAAACAACCTTTGCTGTTGTATTGAATCCAGTTTCACCAGTTATTCCTGATGTAGTAATAACATCATCAACCACAAAAGGACAACCCGTTCCTTCTGGGAGATCAATAATAGTTGCAGTTCCTTTAGTTATTGCTGCAATTCCCATTGAACTTACTCTACCTAAATTTAAGGTTGCAGAAGTTCCTGCTGGAACAAAATAATCAGATGTAGTAGCAGTTGCAGTTGTACCTATTGCTACATGAACATTCTGACTCATTGGAACAACTCTGAGAGTATCAGATTGAACAGTAAATTGAGCCCTAGTTGATCCTGTTCCTGTAGTAAGTGTAAGTGAGTCGCCTACTGGTTGATGTGCCATTGTTTAGTCTTCCTCTTCGGTTTCTACTTCATTGTCAATTTCACCAGCTTCTAATGAAGCTTCAACCTCTGAGCTCTCTTCTGCATCATTCATTCCAAACATAGTTTGAGCTACATTTGGTTTAGAAGCATCTATTTTTCCTGCTGATTTTGCGAATAGAGCATTTTTGATTCCATCACTTATTTCAGACGGAGATTCATCCGCAATAATCAAATCCATTAACTCGTCCATGAGATAAAATTAATTTAATAAAGTACTTATAGTGTTATTTATACCAAATTTAAGGTTCATATTCACTAGGGGCTAAATCTGGAAGATCATCTGCCCAAATTTGTTCTGAACCTCCTTCAAAATCGTGGATACTTTCTGATCCACCTACAGCAAATGGGTTATATTTTGCTGTAGCAATCCTATACATTTTTTCATGCATAGTTACAACTTCTTCTGCACCACCATCCTTTTCAAATGCGGGTGTTGATTCATGTCGTGATGCATATGTATTCTCTTTATCTGTTGCGATAGGCATACTATCATGTGGGTGTGGTTTCTTACCTTCAAACCATTCATCATAAGGTATTTTTGGAAGATTCATTTAAATTTCTCCTCCTTTAGGTGCCTCCATTCCAGCATTATTAGCCATATCTTGTTGCATATTTCCCATTCCACCCATAGCATCCATCTCTTGAGCAGCCAACATCATCTCTTCTTCAGAAGGTGGAATAATACCAGCCTCC